AGGTAAATTAAAAGGTTCATTTGTTATCTCAATTTTTGGTGTTTCAGTTATCGGTGGTGTTTCAACTTTGTTTTCAACTATTAGAGGTTCTTCTGTTTTTTTAGGAATTTCAATTTGTTTTGGGAAATCAATCGATGTTATTTTATCTAATGCGTTTATAGTTTCTTTTTGTGATGAAATTACTTCACTCAATTTATTAATCATGGGTTCAAAAAGACTCACATAGTCAGTATCTTCGGTTACATCAACACCAAATTTATCATAATCTATCTCCAATTTATTTTCATTGACCGCTTCAATTAGTTCATCTAATTTTTCAATTAACCTGTCATTTTGAGCGATTCCATTTTCCATTAAAGGTTTCATATCAATTACAGGTGTTCCTGTTTTTTCTACGAATGAGCTAAACAAATCCTCCATCGCTTCGAAGTCTTGTTTTTGTTTTTCTTCTTGTATTTGTTCTGGCGTTTTTTCTTCTGATTTTATTTCAGTTGTTGTAGGTTCCATAGATTTTTTATAATCCTCCATCGTCTTATCCAAGGTCTCATGCCAATTAAGCTCGGGTTCCTTTTTTTCGGTTGATAATGTTGTTGTTTGTGGGGCACCTGGTAATTTTGGTATTTGTTTTTCCGCTTTAACTTTGAGATATTCTCCATATTCTTTCATAATATTAGATGCTAAACCCCCAAATGCATTACCAGCACCCTTTGTATTTTCTTTTAGGTTTTCACCTGTTTGTTTAAAAACTTCTTCTAACGCTGTTTGGAATTTATTAAAATCAAATTTCTCACCATTTGCTGGCATAGACTTCGTTATAGCATCGAACATGTTTTTTGGTAAATCTTTTAGGATTGTTTCCGCCGCATTATTTAACTCTTTAGCCATCTTGTCATGAAAATCTCCTTCTTTGTCTTTTTTGAATGCTCCTGTTCTAAGGATGTCTGCGTAGTCGTCCATTTCTCTTCTGTACTTTTGACCTGCTTCTCCACGGGCTAATCCACTTCTTGGTGCGGATGCGATGAACTCTAAGGTTTTAAATATCTTTTGACTTACTGTAAGTTGGTCCTGAGCTAATTGTTCCATAGTTTTGGGTTGTGCCTGTTCCTCAAGTAATTTAATATCTGTTTCACTCAATGTTGACACTTGTTTAATTTCTCCACCAACATCAACAACAAAACCTTTTTTATCTTTGTCAAATTGAGCCAAATTCGCAATCATTTCTCTAGTTTTTTCATCCATTGGAGCCTTTAATTCAGGGAATTGTATTTTTTTCATTTTATATTCCAACTCACCTGACTTGATTGCCATTTCCGCTAACTCTTTGGCACTCATACCCATAGCTTTTGCAAGTTCTCTCATACGACCCATTTCACCTGGTAGAATTTTAACTTGACCTGATTTCTCATCTATTTGGGTTAGACCCTTTGTCACATTGACTATTTGATTCATCAGTTCTTCAGGATTATTTTGACCCAAATCCATAATTTTAAGTGGGTCTAATAAGTCCGATGTTGCAACACCTAGTCTTTGCATATCAGCAGCAAGTTCTATGGCCTGGTCGGGGTCAAACGCTTTTTCCGCCATATTAAATACATGTTCCATATGTACACCTAAAACTGCGGATTTGGCCACCATCTTAGCTAAACCTTCCACCCCATTTTGGAAATTGTATATAGTAAGATTTTTTAAATTGTCGGATACTCCTTTAGCTACCGCACCAACATTGACACCCATTTTTTGTGCGACACTTGTTGCAATTTCCATTTTATTTTTTACGTCGGATAATTGAATACCGACATCGCCAAAGTTCTTTGCTAAATCTGATGTCTTGACACCTGTTGCCTCAGCGGTTAATTCCAAACTTTTTATTACTTCTGAACTAACTATAACATTTTTATTAGTTGCGACTGAAACTTCTTTTATAATTTCACCCGCACGTTTCATGGCCTCTTCGTATGTTTTCGCGTTCTTTGAAAGTCCTAAAATACTGGTTGCCGAACTATTAATTTGGGTTTCCATGACTTTGAGTCTTTCACCCGCATAACCAAATGTCTCAACCAACTGCTCACCAGATGACTCTAATTGACGCATTGGGTCAAGTATTTTTCCAACTCTATCACTTAAACCACTAAATTCGTTCTTTAGTCCATCTAATGAATAAAAACTGTTGGGTGCGGCGGCGGCCGCTGCCCCACCATCTGGTGTAGCTATAGTTCCATCTAACATAATATATTTGTTTTATTATAATAAATACGAAAATTACCTGTTTTTTGCAGTATTATCCTCCACAATTTTATCAAGCAGGTATCGTCTCATATAGGTTGGAATAATTAAAAAGTCCCTATATGAGAGATTCATGTATTTTGCCAAATAATAAAATTGGTCTATTAAAGACTTGGTGTAATCAGAAGAATGGCCGAAAAAATTCAACCCCGAAGGTAATATCAAATTCTACCTTTTCTCCTGACGGGGCTATTGCAACTTTTTTTAGGTCCAAACTTGGTTCATTATCATTCAAGAAGTTTCTGATGAACTTTGAATCCCCAATTGGTAAATTTTCTATTGTCTGAGCAATAAAACCTCTATCTTCATTGTCGTTCAATGAAATAATTTGTTTGTTTAATCTCCAAGATACTTTAGGTGCCACTCTTCCTGTTGGATATTCATTAGCCATTCTTTCGAGTTCCATAGTGTCACTCATGTTTAGTGGTTTTAATTTCGCCTTCAATCCACTTTTAGGAAGAGTTACTTCAAAATAACCTTGTTCATTAGGTTTGTTTTCGCATTTTTTGATGTTCATCCAAATGAATTGTGTAATTAAATTTCTCCTTAGTAACAGGGTCAGTCAATGTTACATTATATTCGTGACCAAAAGAGGTGTTCCTCAAAAAAATTAATATTGCTTCTATATCACCTGTCAACATATCCTCAGGTCTTAAATCCGGTTCGAATAGTTTGTTTCTTAAAAGAGATAGTACAACACCATCTTTAACTGCATTATTTAATGAACCTAAAATAATATTTTCATCCGCAGCGGTAAGGTAACCTACTTTTACGGATTTTTTTTTCGATTTATAAAAGATACCACCTGTCGGTAGTTGTACCATATCATGTGGTAAGTCAAATGATTGTTGTCCGTATGTTTGATAATTGTCCATAAATTGTTTTTTGTATCAAACATACGTCAGTTTAATTCAAAATAAACAAAAAAAGTCCCATAAGGGACTTTTGATGTCAAATATTTGTTATTTTAGTATACTAAAATACAACGGTCCATTCTCAAATTTGCAGATATATCTGCAATAGCATCAGAATTGTACGCTAAGTTTCCAAAGTCAACACTTGATAAGAATGTACCTTGTAGAATCCATTTTTCCACAACAACTCCTGTTGGGTCTAACATTTCTAAGTCTACATCTTTCTTGTATCCCGCAGCATAACCCATACGACCTGTAACGGACTCAGCACAAAGACGAACCCACTCCATAAGAGCTTGAGACGCCGATGGTCCGATTGGGTCACGGAATTTAACACCGATTTCATCCCAATTGAATCTACCTGCAACGTATGTTGAAGTATTTAGAAATTGAATCTCGGTTGCCGCGATTTTTATTGATGGTCTTTTTGCACTTTCTACAAACCACTCGTTGATACCCAAACTTGATGGAAATCTCAAGATGAACCTATTCTGTCTTTTCGGTTCATACGGTATCGGCATTTTCATTAGTAAATCAGCCATTTTGTTTAATTTTTTAGTTCAGTTTATTATTTTATGATAAATATTATCAAGTTTATTTTTTTTCTTTTTTTGTTATAACTATTTTAGTCTCTTCACCATCAGATGTGTCGTAAACCACGAAATGTATTTCAGGAAATTCCATTGATAATTCATCTTTGAGATATTCAACCGCCGCTTTAACATTTTTTTTGTCATCATCAGAAAAACCAAACGATATAGAACTATAACCACTGTTAACCCAATATTTTATTTCTCTCCATATTTTTCTAACAAAATCCGCAATCGCCATTTTCTTGGAGTGTTCTGGATTAGCCGCCGCCCCCGATACATCTACTCTGAACCTCTGTCCAAACTCTTGAGATGAAACCGAATAGTATTCCCCTTTTTCGTCTAAAAATAAATCAATCAATTGTTTATCGGACAAATCTTCAAGTTTATTTTCAAAATCGTTTGAAAACCTCTTTTCGTTTTTAAATGAACTCAATATGTTTTTTACCATTTTTTCTTTTTCACTTGGTGAAAGAACCATATCGATAAAAATTTCTACACCTTTTTTTAATATTTCAGGTTTGTGTCCTCGTGCGGTATTAATAGCAAATGGATTTGCGTTCACAAGTGCCTCTTTAAATTTTTTCGCACTTGGTGCAAATCTTTTATTTTTTATTGCAATTTTCACATCTCTTACAAACGGAGCAGATTCTACAAAGTCACTAAAAGCTTCTTTCTTATCATCATTTCTTGGTCTATACCTATCGTCATGTCTTACGGTTGCAAAATCAGATGTCGATACTTCAACAGGTACCCATTTGTCATCTATTTTTTTATCCATTTTTATTTTTGTTGGCATGTATAAAATGTTATCATCCCAATCTTTCATATAGGTTCTTAGAGTATTTTCATTCAAAACTCTTTTGATTATTTGTCTTAAACTTGTTTTTGTTGTCATACCTATAATTAGTAGATAATAAAAAAATGGGGGAGAATTTCTCCCCCATTTCTAAGATTATTTCGATAATTTATTAATCAATCTTTCCAACTGTTTTTCAGTTATCACGACAGATTTTGGTTTATCATTTGAGACTTTTATAATTTTTTTATTTTTCATATTATATGTTCTCAAAAGACGCACCTGTTGGTGTGATGTAGAATGTTATGTCAATGAATTCTAACGCTCTTGTTGGTTTGATATAGATTGAACCCACAAGTCTATTGTTATCCAAATCTTCAGGTGTATTTCTAACAGTTACTCTGAAATCATAAAGACCTCTATCTCTTCTGATTGAATCCAAAATAGGATTAACCGAATCCAAGAATTGTTGTCTTACGATATCGTCGTTTTGTTCGAATAGTAATCTTACTGATACCGCAGAAATCAACTTACGTGCTTGTAATAACAATCTTCTTACGTTGATTCTATCAAGTGCTGATTGTGCGATTTGTAAAGTTTTATTACCCCAAATTACAGTTCCAACATCAGAGAACGTAGCAATTGGATTAATTCTACCTTCATACAAAGTATCTCTATCTTCTTGTGATAGTTTCTTTCTTGCCTTAACAGAATTTACAAGACCTCTTGTGTAACCAGCAGTTGCAAACCAAGGGAATGCAACATTATCAGTAAGTGCCAAGTTTCTTGTTACCTCAGCTGTTGGTGGAAGATAAATCTGTGTATTATTTACAGTATCTCTCGTTAATACCCAAGGGTAGTAAGTTGCCGTATAGTTTGAATCAATTCCTGAATCAACTAAGTTGTCAACCGCCGATTGAGCGAAAATTTGGTCCGCAGTGTCATTTGTGTTAGGAACAAACATATCCCAGTCAGGTGTTGTTGTAATATAGATAGAATCCGCTCTATCTACTTCCGCAATATTAATTGCACTATTCACTAACAATAAGTTGTTAACATAATCAATGCCAGGAGTAACAAACACATTAATATTAACCGCTTCAGGGTTTGACATGCTTTCCATACCTAACAAGTAAGCATAATAGTCGGTATTTGCATAATCAACACTGTTTTGGTCAATTGTTATTTGTTTGAACATACCTTGACCCGTAGCACTTGGATATCTTGAATTAGGACACGCTCCTTTTTTATACCCTGTTCCACCTAAAATAAATCTGTCAGTGTTAGTTCTTGACTCACTATAGATGTCCCAACCATCAAAACCACCCGCAGGTAATACAGTGAATTTTCTTGCGAATGTTCTAAAGTAAGGGTTATCTTGACTCTCAGGTTCCGATTGGAAAATTGCATCTCCAACGAAGAATTCAGGGGTTCCACTTGTTATATAAGAATTAGAAATTGTAATCGCACTTGCCATGATATCCATGTGGAAACCTCTAACTTTATAATCCCAAGCATCTTGTGTGGACTCCTCACATAAATTACCCGCCTTTATTTTTCCTTTGTAATCAAAGAAATCTCCGTCAAAACCAATTTTATCGGATATACCTAAGTAAGTTCTTCTTACGTTATCCCCATTAGTTGTTATAGAAATTCCAGCTCCAACAGGTGTGTTGAAAGGTGGTTCGAATACTGTAGAACCAGGTATTTCATATTTTGTTTTATAGATAACAAAAGGTGGATTATTAACTGTACTTCCACTATATGTTCTAATTGTGTATCCTTCAAATCCACATGGTAATGAATCTTCAGGTGCATCTTCATTAACCTCAACCATTATGAATTTAGAGATTAAAGAATATTCACCATTTTTAGAACCAATTTTCTTAGCCACATAATTATTTAAATTAGGGTTCATAGAACATTGAGTGAATTTTTCAATAACAGTTGGGTTTTGGTCAGTATCGTAATAATCTCTAACTAAAACATCGAAAGTGTTACTTACAAATGACATGTTAGCCAAAGAGATTTTAACTTCTCTATTTGCAGAAGTACCATCAGAAATTGTTATGAATTTGAATAGTCTAAATATTGTATCGCCTCGTACTTCAGAAACAACCCAAGGTGTTTCAGGGGTCTGATATTGTTCTAAATAATTAGCAATCGACAAACTTGATGTTGCACCCGTGCTTCTTGCAGAATCCAAAGGAATCAAATTACAATTCAATCCTCTAATGTATCCTTTATTATATGCGTAGTTAAGTAAGTTAGAATAACTTTCTTCTACAAATAGAGGAACCTCGGTTCTTGGTTTATCAAAGTTAGAAACTCCAAATACTTTAGAAATATAATTTGTGTTAGAATTCAAAAGAGAGGTTTCGAATTGGAAAGTTTGATTTGTTCTTGTAAGACCTGAAATTTTGAAAGTAGAATATGGATTAGATGATACGCCTGAGTAAGAACCTGTACAAACCATATTTACGTTTGTTGTTGCAGATACTTCATAAACAGGTCCATTATCAGATACGTAAGACGCCTTACCTCTTGAACGTAATGTTGCAACAACTAAGTTATCATAATCTGAATATGATGTTCCTGAGTATTCAAAAGTTCGAATATTCATAAAACCTTCAGTGTCAACGCCTGTAGTTACCGATAAAGAACTAGCTGTGTCTTGTACAATATAAAAACCGTATCCGTCAAACGCTCCGTTTGTATTTTGAAAAGTTGCATAATACCAAGGGTCGTTATCGCTACTCGAAAGAGTATTTGCTGATAGAGTTACAGAATTTACACCAAATACATTAGTTTGAGCAGTATACGAACTTAATGTATCATATACTGAACTAGGAATAGAACCCCAAAAATATACTATTGGTAAATTATTAACAACACCTGTTGTTTCATTATAAGCAACCATATCTGAAATCCAATCTTTAATGTCTTGAGCGATTGTTGAAGTACTTCCATCAGTTTTTCTGTAACTTTGATTGATGTCCACACCAACTAGTTCAGTAGATACCCCACCTTCATCAAATCCATAAGTATATGTACTGAAAGTACCACTAGACGTGTCAGCACTAAATACTAATTGAGTCGGAGTATTTGTAGTACCATTATAACCTACAGTTCCTGGGTCAACATTTGCAATTGTTTTTATAGACCATGATGGACCCGCATCATAACCTGATAAACCAAGAATTCTTGATACGAATAATTGATTTGATTGTTGTAAATATGCCTTAGCTATATAAGCGGCCTCATATTTAGGAATTTGTGTATTCACAAATTTTTCTGGAGATGTACCTCCGAATATTGTTTGAAATTCGTCATAGTTCTTGATGAAAATTGGTTCGAAAGCAGGACCCTTAAGAGTCTCACCGACAATACCCAATGTAGTAACACCAACACTAGAAGCGACGAAAGATAAATCAACTTCAGATGTGTAAACCCCAGGAGAAACGAAAACTTTACTGTTTGCCATTTTTTTGAGTTTTTTTAGATTTATTATTTTCTCAATAAATATTATAGAAAAAACCAAAAACTTTACTTACAATAAAATATTTATAAATTAGGTAGATTATTTTCTGCCTTTTTTATCTTATGGATTCTAAAGACACAGAAGTAAAAAATTTAAAGATTTCTAAAGAAGTTCATGATATTTTGAAGAAGTATTGTGACAAACGAGGGATAAAAATTTATCGTTTTTTGGAGACCTTGATTCGTGAAAAGTGTGAAGACAAAAAAGATGTGTATGGTGAAAAATAAATAATGTTATATGAATTCGATTAGACACATATTATTATTTATTATCATTTTAATTAATCACAATATTTTTGGTCAGGGTTCTAACACTTGTTTAGGGGCATCCGCTAATCAAGTTAATTTACCTTTTTTCACTAATAACCAATCAACTTGTGGGGACCTAAATGATTATACAGGATTAAACGCTTGTGCAACACCAACCAGTGGAAATTATTATGGGGGGCAAGATTGGTTATATAGTTTTACACCATCACAAGATGGGTTAATTACAATAACCTTAAATGACATTGTTTCCACAGGATTCGCTTACCCCAGTATATCATTGCTAACTTCGTGTCCAGGAACTGTTGGTGCCTGTTTAGGTTTTGTATTATGTGACCCAACTTTAGGAGGTGGTTCGTTAGTTAGACAGGTTCAAGGAGGTCAAACATACTATGTATTGATTGACGCATTTACTTGGTCAAGTTATTTTGCCAATTGTTACCAATTCGACTTAACTATTAACTTAACACCTGTAGTTTCACAACAAGGTTGTAATAATATAAATTTTAATTCAGGAACATTTAACGGTTGGTATGGAACTACCGGTTTATCTACCATGTCACCTAATGGGTCTCCGACACCAAATTACAACTCAAACTCAATTGGTATTGTAAATGGTAGACACACTATTATGACAGGTGGAAATGACCCATGTGGTGGATTCCCAAGAGTCGACCCACTTGGTGGTCCTCGTTCTGTAAGGTTAGGGAACAATAATGTTAATTCAGAGGCAGAACAACTTATTCAAACATTTATGGTTACCTCATCTAATAACAGTTTTACATATAGATATGCTGTTGTTTTTGAAGACCCTGGTCATAACTCAAATGAACAACCTTTTTTTAGGGCATTATTAAGAGACCAAAACGGAAATGTAATTCCTTGTTCAGAATTCGTTGTTTCAGCAGCAGGAAACTTACCAGGTTTTTTTAATTCATCTACTTGTACAGGTGTTGTGTATAAGCCATGGAGTTCGGTAAATGTTGATTTGACAAACTATATTGGACAATCGGTAACTGCCGAATTCACAACAGGAGATTGTAGTCAGGGTGCTCATTATGGTTATGCATATATTGACGCCGAATGTTCGCCATCTGTATTACAACTATTACCTGACACTATATGCGTTGGTCAAACAATTACTTTAAATGCTCCACCAGGCTATCAATCATATCAATGGTTACCGGGAAATCAAACAACACAAAGTATAACAATAACCCCACAAAACACAACTACGTATCAATTAAATTTGGTGGCGTTTAACGGGTGTATTAGTTCGGTGCAAGTTCCAATTACTGTAGTGCCTTACCCCACAGTATCGGTCTTTACTAATTAAAAAAAGATTCAAAACTAATTTTAGATTGTAATGAATTATTTGTTTTGGTTACAACAAATTTAACAACATCATTAGTACTAATTTGTATAGTCGTCAAATCGGAACCGAAAAAATCGTTATTAATAAAAATATCAAAAGACAAAACATTAGAAGTATCAAGTAATGAAAGTGAAGTTGTCTGACTGAATGTTCTAACAACTTCAGTTGTACCTGAAGGAAAATCAATATCAATCTTTTCTTGTACTATTGGTTCATTTCTACCTTTAGTTTTTTTAGTTATTACCCTACCATCAGATTCAAAAATCTGAACGACTCTATTGATTGCGGGATTAACTGTAAACTCTTCCTCATCAATTAAGAAACCTAACATTATAAATTCATAACTCTGAACATAATATTTTCTTTTATCTAAATCCATTACAGATTCATCACTAATGTTATTCCATATAATCGGAATATAGTGACCTTTAATCACTGTATATGCTTGTCTTGATGCAAATTTTCCGAGAACTACTTGATTGAACTTATTTAATTCCCTCATTCTATTACAAACAATCTTTACTTGGTATGTAATATCAACAGGTATTGGTTGTGGTATTTTGTAGACATCTGCACCTAATTTTTTTCCGTCCCATGTTGGTACTGTTGCGTAAAAATATTGTCTTCTATTTGGTATGTTATATAATAAAGCAGGATTTGTTCCAAACTTAACTTCAGGTGTTCTTACTGTTGTAACAAATGGTGGTTTTACGTTGAAATCTAAATCCACAAAATTCCATGTTTCGGTAAACTGAGCCCAATTCTGTGTTGTTATTATTATATCCACTGTTGGTACAGTCGCACCCTCAACAACTATTCCCAAGTCATTTTTTACAAAATCCAAAAAACCCCTATCCAAATCCGCATGTAATATCGATTTAGGTAAGAATGTGCCATCTTGATTAATTTTATCTACCAACTCTTCTCTTCTCGGGAACAGAGTTTTTGGATAATTAAGTGGTATGTTTTTTTTAATTTTTTTTGGAAATCCCATCTTATAATCCTCTAAATTCGTTATCCGTTACAGGAGCGGCTGTTATTGTTCTGTAAAATGGTTTGTATCCAGCATACGTATGTTTGTTATCTGAAACAATACGACCATCATCTATTACTGAATAATATCTAACTCTTGTTTCTGATTCATAATATCCGATATAGTCACCAAATGCAATGTCAACACCCAATTCTTGTAGATGTTTTGAATACACAGACACTTTTAAATTACCTGGTTCGGTTTGTTCGATTTTTGAATTACCATATGCCTTATTTGTAGGGGCAGCAACTTGAACATATCCTTTGAACTCAATTGGTGGGTCAAATTGGATTCCGTCTTTTAGGGTTTCACCATAGACATCGTCCTTTTTTGTTTTGATTCTGTTGACACGATATAATACCAAAGTAAAATTCATGTCACCCTCCAACCACTCTGAACCCATATCAATGTCCAAATCGTAGTCTTCAGCACCAAAAAATTTACCTAATCTCGTAATTGGGACTTTCTTAGCCATAATATTGATAAATATTTGTTATTTACTTATTTTTGGTTATAAAACTATTTTTTTGGAAGGCGTATTCTCAATAGAACAAAAGGCGATTGATATTTTATCCTCTTATGAAGGAGGAAATAATTTTATATTGAGATTAAAACAACAATCTTTAGTTAATAAAAAGTTCTTTCCAACAAGAACACAATCAGATTATATCATCACATATCATAACGAAAAACCAAAGGTTGCCAAAAAGTGGGTTGATTTAGACCCCTATTTTGCAAGAAAGTTTGCTGACGAAAAATTGTTTCGTGAAGTTCCTGATAAAATCTACGTAGAAAAAC